CATCTTCTCTTCTTCTGATAATAAAGCAGTTTCAACAGGTGTCAACCCAGTTTGCATAACATTTGGTGTTTGTTGTGCTACAGGAACGTTAGGCATAGGTGTTTCTGGTAATGGTGGCACCATGCTAGTATCAGCCTCTGGTAATAAATACTTCTCTACATCAATGTTAAAGTCTTGATTTAATTTTAACTTAAACATGTCTTTTCTCATTCTCTTTAGTTTTTTTAGTACCCTCTCGTTCAAAGGATTTGGTATTCCTTTTTCTTCTGATTCTTTTGCATATGCTGCTATTACGTCTGTACTTACACCAAAAGGCTCAAACTTATTATCCTCTATAAATCCATAAAGTTTTGTGGCATTTCTATCAACAAACTCTTCTGCTATTTTTTTATCTCTCATACCTAAAACTTTAACAGCATCATATAATCTTCTCATTTTACTGTAAGTTTCATATCTTTGTTTGTTTGCTTTAACAAATTGTTTAATAATTATATTGTCATCTTTAACAGGATCTCCTGATCTTGTGTCAGCATAAATTAAATTACGTTCATTACGCGTGTCTCGTTTAAATCCTTGTATTCTAAAGTTAAGAGTTTTTTCAAGATTTAATGGTACTTTTCTAAAACCAAATAATCCCATAAGTTCATCAGGTATTTCAAATTTTGTACCTTTAACTGTTTGACCTGTTGCTGCTTTGTATAACCTTAACACCTGTTCTCTTGAACCTGGTGATAATTCTTTAACTGCATATTCTACAGCTTTTGAAAATTTGTCTCCTTCGGGTTCTCTTGGATTCCATATTTGTCTACCTTCTTTTGTTTTACCACCTCTTGAATAAAGATCTAAAACAACACCTATCCAAATAGATTCTGAAACAAAAGGTTCAAACACTTTACCTGTAGCTTTTACAAAACTATCCATTAATTGTGGAACTAAAGGCTTGTCTGGATTTCTTTGAACACCTGCCAGCGTAGTTTGCACAGGTTGAATCATTGTGTCATAAAAGAAACCATGACTAAAATCTATGTATTTATATTTACCGTCTTCATACACAGGTAAGATAGTATTGTCTTCTGACCATGTTGGTAAGACTTCTCTCATTGCATTTAATTGATCTCTAGTTATTCCGTATAAACCTCTAAATGTTTCTACTAGTAATGGTGGTAAAGTAGCATAAGTGAATGCTTGTCCTATTAAACTGTTGTAACCTATTTGTTTTCTAACAGGATCTTTTATTTCTTTTAAAGCTCTAACTGTTGTGTTTGCACCTGTTCTATATATTTCAGCTGGAAAGGCTGCGAAACTTCCAAGTGGTGAACGTCTAACTCCTTTTACAAAATCAGATACATAAGCATAGTTTGGCACAGTTTCTCTTACAACTTGTGCTGCCTCTTTCATAATCTCAAGATCAGTTGGTTTTGTAGCTCTCGTTACAACTTTACCATTTATATCTTTGATACCTTTTTTAATTGCAGTTTCAAAAGCAGTATCTAATTTATGAGCTTCTGCTAAAAAATTATACACTCTAAAAAAATCATCTTCTGCTGTGTATAAATCTTGTGCAACATCATACAATCTTTTAAATTTACGTGTACCTGTATTTAATATCTTATTAAAAAATTGATCCGTTGTCATGTTAGCTGTTCTTACTTGTGCTATGTCTTGAAATATTCCTTCTAGTTCTCTAGCTATAATGTTTTGATTGGTAACACCTTCCTCTAATAAAAATCTATATAGTGCTTGATCTTCCGGTTGATTTCTAAATTTTGGATTACCTGTCATTCTATATAACAACTGTGGTTGCACAGCTTTTCTCGATCTATTTAGAAAGTCGGCAATTTTCATTGGCGAGATTAAAACATTTCCTCTATGTATTGTTGTAAACATAGAAGAGAAAAAGTTTCTAGCGTGTGTAAAAGGACCAAGAATAGTTTTTGCAGCTTGTGATACACCTTTTGGTATTAACATACCAATTCTCCAAGCTAAACTTCTTGTAAGTCCACTGCCTACTACAGCATCACCTACTCTAATTGCTTCTGCGTAAGCTTCCGTTGTAAAGTATCCATCTATAGGACTTTTATAAATTGTTTCTGGTAAACCTGTTTTTAAACTTAAAGGAACTTTAGTTATTTTTTGATTAGGTAAATTAAGAACAGCGTCGTTATAGTTTTTAAAAAATATAGGTCTACCTATTTGACCTTTAAGAATATCAGGATTGCCTTGTTTTAAAGCTGCAGCTATTCTATTACTATCTGCTAACAACTCAGTATAAAATTTATCTCTTGAAATAGTTTCTGCAAGTTCAGATGATACATTGTAAATACCTTTTTGTGCATTTCTATATTCTCCAAATAATTTTTTAAATGCTAAAAGATCTGATTCTTTTTGTATTAAACCTCCTACTCCGTCTGGTTTAAATTTACCCGTGGTAATATATTTACCCATGTTTACTCTTTGCACAGGTGCATCGGCCAAAGCACTCATTTCACCTATATCAAATACTAAAGCATTAGTTGATTTATCTTTAAATGCGTTTTTAGTTAAATCATTTACTAATTTGTTAGCTGTTGCATCGTCTAAACTTTTACCATTTGCTTTTGCGTATCTTTGCAAAATTTGTGAAACTTCTTTTATATTCTCAGCTATGGGTCTATATCCGTTAAATATACCTCTGTTATCATCTAGCATTTTATAGTCTACAGATAGAACATTTTTAACTCTTTCATTTAATATTTTGTTTAATTTTTCTGTGCCTACTACAACATTCTTACTTGCACTAATTAATGATTTTAATCCTGCTGTTGTGTTTCTAAAAGCTGTGGCGTCTTCAACTATTTTATTTAAAGATTTTTTAGCTACACCTAACTTATCCATAGATTGTCTAAATGTATTTAAAGCTTTAGTTGAAAAACCAGGAAAAGCTATTGATTTACCTTTTACAATATCATCAGTAGATTTAAACATAAACTCAGATATAACTTTAGAAAAAGCATCTGGATCTTTTACTGCTAAAGCTGCTCCACTCGTTTCTTTTGAGATTTCTCTTATTCTATCATCAAAATTTCTAGCAGCATCTTTTGCTAATAATTTTATTGCAGATTTTTTTCCTTCTAATCTTTGAATACCATCAAATAATTCTTGTGGTTTATTACTTCTAGATCTAAATGGTCGACCTACAAATCTGTCTACCCATCGTTCTAACATACTATCGCTGTATGTAAGTTCTTTGCCTTTTTGCAAAAGAAGTTTACCAGTTTTACCTGTACCAACTACAAAAGGTATAATAGGAAAACCAAGTTCAGCACCAAATTTAAATCTATTTAATAATTGTCTTTGTGCATCTTCACCACCTTTTAGTCTTTCATTCCTATCCATGCCTGTAGGTAAGAAATCTAAAAAATCCCAATCACCGAACGTACCAATATCTTCTACGTTAGATACAATGAAGCCTCCACCTACACCACCACCTACGGCAATACCTATAAATTTATCCGTGCCTGTTATTTTATTTAATTTAGCAGCTTCTTTAACAGCTTTTGCTGCGTTTACGTTATTTGTAGTTTTAACATATCTACCACCTTTAATAGAATTAACTAACTGTCTAACTTTTTGAGATGTTTTTGTTATAACAGGTATAGCTGTTTTTTGTGCTATTTTACCTGCACCATATAGTTGACCAATGGCTTCTGTAATTTTACCTGCAGCTGTTTCTCTAGCTACATCTTCAGCAGCATTTTCTATTTTACCTAAAGTTGTTTGTTCAAAAGCTTCATTAAATTTACCTGTTAGTGTTTCATCAATTGGTATACCTTCTTCTTGAAACACATCGTAAAGCAAAGTTCCGAATGTAACTAAACCTTTTGGTATTTTTATACCGGCACTAATACCTGCACCAGTTAAAGACTCTACAAGAGATGCATCTTCTTCTACTTCTTTACCTTGTGTCTTATCGTAGATTTTACTAATACTTCTTATTGTTTCTTCTGTAAGAGTACCAGTAACATTGTCTTGTGATAATATACCTTTTTCTTTTAATTTATTTAAACCAATAGGTTCTTCTTCTGATACTTCTTCTAATTGAACGTCTTTATCTTTTGGAACGTCTTCTACTATCTCTTCTTCTAAAAGTTCTTCTTCAGTGTCGTCTATTAAAGTGTAACCCTCTGGAAGATTAAGTTTATCAACCATTGAACTCCTTTCTAAATTCCAGGTACTTCGATTAACCTGTTATTTGCTGAATCATATGTAACAAATATACCTTCATCAATTAAAAAATATCGTTTATTAGGTCTAAAATCCTCTTTGTCGTCTGGTACAAAAACTCTAATTTTTACTTCTTTACCTTCAGAGTCTTTTGCTGCAGCTGATGTAGCTTCTTCATAATCGTCGTTTGCAATATAAGGATTACTTGTATCCATACTTTTGTATAATTCATCGTTATCTAATATTTTCTTTTCTGCTTCTTCAATACCAGTTATCTGTAAAGTATTGTATTCTTGCTGTTGTAACATATTCTTTTTCTTAGCAAGAACATCTTTTCTAGCATCTGCTTCTTTTTGTGCTCTTTCGTTAGGGTTCATTGGTTTTCTATACATCTGTAAGTTTCCAAACACAGGTCTAAACTCATCTTTAGTATATCGTTTATTTGTATTAGGATTTTTCATGTATTGACCATAATTTTTAAACGCTGTTTCAAAGTCACCTGTACCTAGTTTAGATATTAAAGATGTAGCTAATTTTCTTTTACTTAAATCTTTTAATTGTTGTGATTTAATTGCTTGAGCTAATGGTGCTTTAGTTGCACCTGCAAGTTCTTGCAACTTAGTACCACCTGCTGATTCACCACTAATTAAATTTTGACCAGTTGATAATAAAAATTGTGTTAAAGGATCTCCTAATGCACTAGACCCTGAACCTGAAATAACATCAATCAAATTCATTTTACGTCTTACATTATCTACTACACCTTGATCTGCTGTATTAAGTGATCCTTCGTCATACATTTTTCTAGGTGTGATACCCGTCATGACACCTTCCATAACTTCTCCACCTTTTCTAAACATAGGTCTTTTTAATATTCTACTCATTATACTAATTGTAATTTTTGTGTTGATGGATTAATTAATCTGTAAATACCAGCTAACGTTGATGCAGTTCCAAGTCCTGTAGCTAATGGTGAAGGTGTTGCTGCAGGTGGTAAAATATTTTCTCTACCTGGATATCCTGCAATTAATTGTGTAACACCAGAACCAAATTGTTGTGCTGCTTCTAAGGGTTGTAAAGCTTGTCTTGATAATAATTGTTGTTGAGCTGTTAAGCCTTGTTGAGCTCTTGCTCCTTGCTGCGCACCTAAACCTGTTAGTGCTGAAATCTGTTGACCTAATAATGCAGGTGATTGTTGTGCTAAAGTTAAATTTCTTCCAAAGTCTGCTTGAGCTAAATTTTGTGCTTGACCAAAACCTTGTTGTCTTAATTGAGCTAATAGTGATGCTCTGTTTCTATCACTTGCTGATTGATATTCTGCTCTTTGTACGCCTTCTCTACCACCACCAAAAGCTCCAGCGCCGATAGCTTGAGCAGATAATGCGGGTAAACCTTTTGCAGCTTGTTGATCAAAGTCTGCCATTGTAGCATCAATCACATCTTGTTGATACGGAGACATGTAAGCTTGATAAGCTGTTGGTCCTGTCAGTCCTTGTGCTTTATTTAAAAAAGGTTCAAAGCTACCAAGACCAGAAGCTAATCCTTCTGCTTGTGTAGTTAATGCACCAGGTCCAGCAACAAACTGTGGACCCATAATTGTAGAAAGATCTGTAGTTTTAAAACCACCAATTGCTTTTGTTAGATCATCTAAATATGTTTTTGCACCAGCTTCAATAAATTCTGCAGGTGCTGTTCTTACTACTTCAGCCATTATACACTTCCTCCTGCTTCTAATTTTTTCATCATGTCATACATCCTTTGAGCGCCTACATTAACATTACCGTCGCCCATACCTCTAACAGCGTCTGCTGTAAATACGAATTCGTTATTGGATAACATCGCTGGGATGTCATCTTCTTTTTCTTTTATACCAACTGGTTGTATAAATCCACCAGTATTTCTAAGATCTAATTCTTTAACACCTTTTGGATTTTGTCTTACAGGTAGCCCCTCGATGCCCGCCGCTTGCATAGCATTCTGGCTTGCAGTGTCTCCTAACGCATATCCAGCTCTGTTCATAATACCACCACCAGCTTTGTTTTTTCTTTCCATAGCATCTCTTATCTGATTAATTACACCATCTGAAGCACCAGTAAATTCTTTTATAAGATCATTGTCAGCTCCTCTTTTAATTAACATTTCTATTTTATCTATTGATATTTCATTAGATGCCATTCTATCTGGTAATACTGGTCCTGTTGGTTTCGGTGCAAAAGGATTTACAGGTTGTGTTGGATCATTAGGTAATACAGGTCCATCACTCATATATTTAAATTCAGGTAAAATTTCTGAAGGAGTAGTATATTTAAACTCACCATCATTGGACAAAGGTATAATATTTGATTCGGAATTAAATTCCGGTAATTCATCACTTCCTGCAGCATAACCTATTCTACCACCTTCTGCATACTCTGATGTGTTTGTCGTAACAAAATCTCTAACCTGTGCTTCATACTCTTCTGAATTAGTGTCTGCAGTTGGAGGATTTAAATTTCTATAATATAGTTCTAAATATTTTGATGGATCTCTAGCTAATTCTTCTTCAGCTTGTTCTTCTGACATACCAAGTGTACCTGTTAAGAAAGTAGATACTCCTGCTAGCGCAGCAAACTTACCAACTTTACCACTTAAAAGTTTACTAAAAACACCTTTATCTGGACCTACACCAGCTTTAAAACCGTCTGCTACAGTTGATGCACCTGCTCCTGCTGCTGTAAATAAATTACTTACACCACCAAGACCAAAAATTCCTGGTGCTCCTCCTGCTGGAACCATAAAAGATGACCTACCTAATAAACCACCTATACTTGTTCCTGGTATACCAAATGCAGCTGCTCCTATTAATGCAGCTTTACCAACATCAGACGATGCAATTTTCTTTACACTTTTTGTCACTCCTTTAACTGCTTTCTTTACAAAGCTACCTAAACCATATTCCTGCCTAGGCATGGCGTCCATAATACCACCGCGCATGTATAATTGTCTATTCATCTGTCCTCTTGATATTGTCATAATTTAGCTAAATTGTTAAGGCAGGCTTTATATCCTGTAACGTCCTTTTTACTTGACTTTTGGAAATAAATCAAGGCTTGGCATTATAACTGTTACATCTCTTTGTATGTCTTCTTCAGCTACATTAGCCGCTTTTAAAGCCTCTTCGTTTTCGTATATTTCACCAGTCTTTTTGTTACTTATCTTTTCTATTATGTTTTCAGGTTTTATTACTAATGTCATTATGTTGTTACCTCTCTTGGCTGTATTTGTAATATAGAAGCTATAACGTGCAGCTCGTTCGCGTCACTAGCTTGTACTTTTAGTATCTCGCTTTCCTCTACCACAAGAGGATGAGTTAAAAGTTCGGTTGTCGTATTGGTTGCTATGGTCTTGGTTTTAAATAAACTAAACACATTACCAGAAGCATCTGTTAGAGTAATATCTAAATTACATCCAGAACCAGCGTCATTAGATACTAATATTGATTTTACCAAAGCAACATTAGCACTTGGAGTTGTATACAACGTTGTATTGTCTGTTGTTGTTAAATCTAACTTTGCATTTACGAAACTATTTGACATTAATTTATAAAGAAGTTTTGAGCGTCAACTTCATCCTTTAGTTCTTGTTGATATGTTGTATTTAATTTTTGTATTATACTATCAAGATCTCTCACCTGAGCATCAGCAACATCTTGACTATACTCTTTACTAGGCCGTGTTAATATTTGTACTATCTTTGCCATTATCTTCTACCGTCTGGTTGTATATCTAATCTAAATCCACCTAATTTCCAATTCTGTGAAGCAGCTGTATTTGCTATTTTTAAAGATACAGCTCTAGCTCTAGCTCTAGTATCAACCTTAGTTGTTGAAGAACTAATGGTAAAAGGTCCAAGAGCAGAACTCGCTTGTGAGTTATTAGAATAATTTCTTAGTTGTAATGTAATCTGTGTGTTACCAGTTTGAGAAACAAAGTCTGGTATAAATCTTCTTATTTTTGCAAAGAACTCACCATCACCACCTTGACTTATATCAAAGTCTCCAGACTCTATATTAGAAGTTATAGCTGTAGTTGCTGTAGATGTAACCTGATCTGTTCCAGTCTCGTGCTCATAGTATATGGTGCATCCATCGGTGTTTCCAACAACGTCATAGGAGTTGTTAGAGTCAGCATCATAATCTGTGGCATGTGGTTTACCAAAAACTGCAGAGTCTTGCCAAGTGGTTCTATCTAAAGTGCTTGTTGTCCAAACAGGTCTTTGAGGTGTGGATTCTACATAATTATAAGTTACGCATTTATTTATTATTGTTGATCCTGATGAACAATAAAACCAGTTAATTTCGCCAAACAAATTATTTAGACCTGCATTAATAAGTTGTGAAGCTGTTGTATTTAAATCATTAAATACAAAGTCTTCTACTAAACATGGTAATGATTGTAGAGCACCAGCGTATTTAAAAAACCCATTCTCGGAAAACCAATATGCTGCACCGTCTACTTCTACTGCAGCGTTTTGACCAATTAAACCACAGTTAGTTCCTACTTGTGCAAAACCAAACGTAAAAGGTGGTCCAATAAATCTCTGTGTAAACAAAGCAGTATCTGTCCAAACATAGATTGCATCTCTACCTCTAACCGCTCCTACAATTCTAGATCCATCGGCAAGTCTTTGTGTGCCCGCTGTGTTAGTGGCTGTTGGTGTATACGTATTAATATCCTCTTGATTAGAAAATCTAATAAACATTTGATCTTGTGTTGATGCATCACCGATAGTTGTCTCTGTACCAAAAAACACTAAGTGTCTATCTGGTGTAGACACAATCATGTCTCTAGACGCTGTTGGTGCTCCAGAAATAATTGTAGCTCTTGTTGCGTTTGCATTAGCTGCATTTGAGTTCCATTCAAAAACTGCACCGTCGTGTATCAACGCGATAATTTTATCGCCGAAGTTATCAATAGACCACATACCAGGATCAATTACTAAATCTCCAGATGCTGCCTCACCCCACGCTACGAAGTCAGAAACATTTGTAATTGTTGCGCCATCAGAATGTGATGCTGCTGTTGTGCCCCTCGTTCCTCGCGTCACGCCTGTTAATGTATTACCTGAGATTCCAGTGTAAGAAATATCTTCAGTTCCTATTCTTATAAAATTTGTACCTGTTGATGGAAAGTTAACAACGCTTGTCAAAACAACAGTTGTTGTAGAAGCATCGATTGCTCCATTAAGTGTAGTTGTTAATGGATTACTTGCTTCACCTCCCCAAGAAGATAATCCCCAACCAAATCCGGGTAACTGTTCAGCGGGTCCAACGTGGTAATAAGTTTGAACTCTAATACCTCCAGATGTTGTAGCACCTGCGCCGGATTCATTTGATGACATTGTTATAGTTATTGTAAGATTGGTTGGTGCACTAGTAACCATAAATTTTTTATCATCAAAATCCGAAGCTGAATAATTAGATCCAGTTATGGCAGTAAAACTATCTAATAAAATAATGTCTCCAGGCACTAAACCATGCCCTGAAGAAAAAGTAATTGTTACAATAGCTGACCCATTAGTTGTGGTAAAAGCATTTGTAAGAGTGGTTGTAGATTTGATTGGGTGTATATCATAGAATACACCACCTGAATATGCATATAAAATTCTGTTTGTTCCTATAATGGAGTATTTAATACCACTTCTATTTACGATGTGGTGCATAGCTCTTGCAGCGCCAGTAAGTTTGTCAGTGCCTAATTGTTCCCAACCACCTATCTTTTCAGGTGTACCATATCTAAACCTAACATTATCACCATCAACCCATTGACCTTCTGCCTGAGTGTCTGTAATTTGTTTGTTAAAGCCTGGTAAGAATTGTACTTTTTGTAATGCCATAATTTACCATTATACTAGTTTTTGGCTAAAAATATAGTCCATTCTAGATCAGAGATCAAATCATTTACGTATACGTTTTTCTTATTTTCTCTGCAAATATATTCATGAAGCTCTTCTAAATCTAAAATAATCCATTCTTTTTCACCCTCAAGAACTAGCTTCTGAGCTTTTGAATCAAGACGTCCACTTTGCGCTGATGTCCCATTAGGCATTTCAAACATTTCTCTGACATCAAATTTATAAAAAGCATTTTTACCTTTTATGATGCCTGCGATATTCCAAGACGTTTTTTGTTTTGGATACTCTATACCGGTTAAGTATTTAGAAAATTTAGTTACAATATTATTTGTCAAATTCAATCCATCCATTAATCATATATTTATCTGTTTTTAATGGTGGGTTGCCTCTGTGTGTATGTGTAAAACTTGCAGGACAAATAACAAGACGACCTTGTTTAGGTTCTATTCTTTTAGATTGATATAAGAACTCTGTTTCACCGCCATCTTTAACATCATTTAAATAAAGCATAACTAGCAACAGTCTTGATCCAGTCTCTCTAGTATCATGCTCACAATGCCACAAATGATAACCCTCAGTAGGCTTTGTTTTTTGAATCTTTATACTATCATAAAATCTATGTGAGGCTACGTTGTTTAACATACCATATTTATTCGCATACTCTCTGTAACAAACCCAAGCTGTATCTACAAATTCTTTTATGTATGGTTCAAAACTTTTAAAATGTATATCATTATCTATATATTTTCTTGAGTTTGCAAACACTAAATTATTATCTTTTTTTATTTTATTCTCTCCTAAATCTTTTCTACTACGTTTATAATTAAGTTTTTCACTTTGATCGTAAATACCTATAATTTTATCACACATATCTTTAGATAGTGTGTTATCAAATATGCCTATAAAATCTTTTATCATTTTAAAAATAATTAATATTTACATTAAGTCTACATTTAGCATTAGTTGTTGAAGTGCTGCTATGTGGTTTGTGTGAATCAAACAGTAATAATCTGTTTGCTACAGAATCTATTTCTTTGCCGTCATGTAAAATAGTTTTTCCATTGTTCGTGTTAATATAAAAAATAGCTGCTTTATGTTTGTATGGATAATCTATATGTGTTTTATGTATTTCTAACTTTTGTGTTCTAGGATACATATTTGCTTTAACTCTTATAAAACACTTTGCATTTAAACGAATTAATATTTTACGAAAAGGGTCAGAGTGTCTACTATAACCCGAATTTCTATCAAAGATATGATGTATTAAATAAGACTCAAAATTTTTTTCTTTATACTCTGCGTTTATGTTGTTTACAAAATACCAAGGAAACTCATTTGAAACCACTAGTTCACTAATAATTTCAAACTCATGTTTTGGAAGAAAATTATCTATTACTTTTACCATACCCATGAAACCACAGAATAACGTGTGCCCTTTTTTACTGGATTAACCCTATGAGGATATAAAAAATTAGAAGGAAATATTAACAAGTCTCCTGCTTTAAATTTGTATTCAATATTTTTAAACATAATAAACTCACCACCTTTATAGTCATCGTTTAAAACAATTAACAAACTTAATATCGGAATACCTTGACCTTTAAACAAAGTGGTTATGTGATCGCAATGTTCTGCCATTTTTTTATTTAAATTATATTTATTGTATCGTATTAAAGAGTAACCTTGCCATCCATTAAACCAAGAAAACTTAAGTTTGTCGACGTAGTCTTTTATTTCAAACCAAAGTTTTTTCATAATAACTTCTACGTTTGGATCTTTTTGTTTTCCGTGTGATACATCTAATTCTTGGTCACCAGATAGTTTGTTAAATTTTTTACCATTATAGAATTCATGTGTTTTCCAATCATAATTATCTAAAGATTTTATAACTTGATTACAAAATTTTTTATCTAAAAATTTCTTTTTATGTTTTACATATTTTTTAAGATTGAGCTGCATAATTTTCTGAGTAATTAAATGAAATAGATATACGGTCTTTATTTGAATTATTGGGCATAACATAATGATCAAAGTGAGACGGAAATAGAATTAACATATTTTCTTCTGGTTTAATTAATTCAGTAGCTTTGTATACATGGACGTTTCTATAAAAAGCAAAACTGCCAGAATTAAAAGGAGTCTTCACGTAGAACACTCCAGAAAAAACACAATTAGGATGATTGTGGGGCACATTAAAATCTGTTTTTTTGTTTATGTTAATCCAAAAATTATTAAGACGAAGAGGTAAAGATAGTTCATTTTCTCTATGTAAATTTGCAACTTGTTTTGTAATTGTAGCAAATAAATTCCACACCGGTTTACTTTCATTTAAAGTGGGATGAAGAAAAGATGGACTTTGGTAACCACCAGAATTAGACTTTATTACAGATGGAAGATTTTTTTTAATGTTGTCACAAAATTTTGTAATACCTTTTAAATCTTCATTTAAGATATCTATAGAAGCAACTTCTTTAAACGGTTGAAATATTTTAGTCATAAAACTCTCCTACGTATTTTATAGATATTCTTGGATAGTTTGGTTTGTTAAAAGACATACCTGCATGTAAAGAATCTGCAGGGAACTGAATAATTCTTCCGTGTTTAAAAGAAACTTTTTTATTGTCAGGTTTATATACAAACTCTCCACCAATATTTTTGGGCAAGTCTTGTTCACACAACATAAGAATAAAAGCAACTTGTTTAGAATTACCATCTGTATGCGCTGAACCATTCATACCCTTAAATTGTAGATTAGAAGAAATCTCTATTAGTTTTAATTTTAAGTTACAAAAATTTAAAATGTGTGCAAAACTATCAATTAAAGTTTTGTTTAAAGATTTATTTTCTCCGTATTGAATAAAATTTTCATCGCTTCTTCTAAAATGAGTTATGCCTAATAATCTATGAGTTCCTAAAGTTCTATGCGGCCATGTGGTTCTATTGGCTATGTTATTGGCTCTCCATCCTTCTTTGTTTAAAAAAACATGATTTATTTCTGATAGCCAAAACTTATCAAACACGTTGTCGTATATTTTAAGCATAAAATTTTTGTTTATGGTAATCGTAAATACTAGTCTTATCTTTAATAGCTTTCTTCCACATAGAAACTTTCTTATCTAATTTTTTAACTATAGGCAAATATTTTTCTTTAAACTCTTTGTCATTCATTTGTCCATAATATTTTACAGTGCTTGCCTCTGTTGGATACCAACCCATACCAAAAGCTATACAAGGTAAACCAAATAAATGATTGTAATGATAAGCATAATTTCTATCGAGAGCTGCTTTTAAAAAACCATTTTGTAATAAGGGTTTTAAATTTATTAAAGATTGTTCCCATGATTTGTTGGAAATGTCC